GTAGACGCTTACATCAGGCACAAAGATGCGCGAAGTTGGCGTGCCACGCTGAATGGCAAACGATACCGTCTCGCTGTTGAACGTGACCGCGTAGGGTGTGTCAATCGCAGCAGCGGTCTGCGTTGTGGTGTCGTAGAACGATCCGTAGCGCGGGCTGCGGTTCAAAAACCGATACCACTCCCGCGACATCAGGTCAGCGGTCCCGGCCTCAAGCAGCGGCACGCGCTGCGCTGGAATGCGGAAGGGGGTTGGATTAGGCATTGGTGGCGCTCGCGGTGAGTTCAGCCCCCATGATCGCGATCTTGACCGGGTCGGTGCCGCTCACCTCGTAGACGCGGTCGCGCAGCCTTACCGTGCTGCCCAGCCGCCGCCAGATGACCCGCGTGCCGGTGGCGCCGATCGCGCCCATCGACCGCCAGTGCTCGCTTGACCAGTTGTGGCCAGCGTCGTCCGACCAACGCAGCATGACCTGCGGGTCGGAGCCTTGCCCGGTTACCAGCCCCACGCCTGACTCGCAGTCGAGCTGTAGGTTGTGCTGCACCGTGCGCTTGAGGTTGTTTTGGCCTGTGGGCAGCGCCCGCCAAGACCGCAGCCACCTTTGCGGCAGCAGATTGTCGGTGTAGACGTCGGGGTCCAGTTCGTAAAGTTTGCCGTTCTCAAAATCGCCCGCGATGATCTTGCCGTTGAAAAGCGCCATCGTGTTGGGCCTGTAGCGCGTAAAGGCGCCGTCAATCCAACCTGCACGCTCATGCCACAATTGCGTACTCAGGTCATAGACCCACGTCTTAGCCACGGTCGGAAAGGTCAGGACGTAGAACGGATGCCCGTCCTGTTGGTACGCCATGCCAATTGCATTTGATATGTCGCCGTAAGCGCGGATCGCCGTTTCAATCGCATGCGTGCTGACGCGCTCGCCAACGTAGCCGTTGGACCGGTAGACAATTCCTTGGCCTTCCGCATTTCGGCCGAGCCAAAAGACGCGGTTAGACACTTTGGTGGTCGAGTACCTGGCCACACAGCCAATCTCGTTAAAGGCGCCTGCGATGCGCTCAAGCGGGAAGTCAGGCCCGCCCGCGTTGTACCAGACCTCAGTTGACGTCTCGCCAAACACCCACACTTCACGGTTGCTAACCAACACCGACACAATGTTGTCAGGCGCCCCTTCAGCGCTTGCGAAGTCCAGCGGGTCGACCGACGTGCCGTCCAGCAGCGCGGTCACCCATAGCTTTTGGCTGTTAGGCTCGGCGAACACAAAGTATCCGTCTATAAGGCCAACCGAAGACGCGCCGGGAAAGTCAGGGTCCGTGATCTGTTGAAATTGGTTGGTGTCAACGTTGTAGATAAAACTGCTGCCAGATGGATCGCTACACGCAAAGAATACTTGAACGCCGTTGTAGGCGATCGACACTGGCCCAGCGCCCAAATTAGCGCTGACGGTCGTTCGAAGCGTCGTACCGTAGTCAGATTCCACCAGCCAAAAACGAGTGTTGGTGCCTAGCGCATCGTCTGACGTGACTACCAACAACAAGTCCAGCCCGTCGTTTTGCGGCACTTGCGGGTTAGATTTGTTTTGCGGAAGAACAAACATTCCCCGGATCGGCCCGCCTGTAAGTTGCACGACAGGTTTAAGCCCTGGCGTGCGCCGCAAAAAAGCAGGCTCCTTGCCGCCTTGCTGCACTACTTCCGGATAGAGGTTGACGCAGCGGTCGTTTGCGGCGTTGATGCTCGCCGCGACATAAGAAGCGCCAAGAATGGGCGTCTTCATCAGTAGCCGCCTGCGAAGATGTTGAAACGCTGCCTACGGCGCGCGATCAGGCTGTACGGCAGCGCCATGATGTCGTCGGGATTGTTGATGCGCTTCAGGCTGCGCTTGGACGCCATCGCAATCCGCTGCACGGTGGGCGGCGGCTCAACACCAAACTCAGGCGCGAGCTCGCACGCGAGGCAGTACCGGAACGCCCGCAGGTAGCCTGGCGGGAACTGAAGGATAGTGTTAAGCGACGCAGCCTGCGTGAGCGGCTGCACCGACACCAGATGAAATTCCAGATCCTTCGTCGGACGCGGGTACAGGTACATCTCGACGTTGGGGAAGGTCATGTTGACCCACATCATCTGTGGGAACGTGCTCCCCGCAGTCTTCAACGCAATCCCGTTGTACTGGTCTTGGTTGATGAAAAGGATGTCGTAGGACAGACCACTGCTGGTGTCCTTGAAGTAGGTGCTGTCATCAAGCAGGATGGGGCGCTGCCCAACGAAGTCACCAGTCGGCCCAAGCGATCGGCTGATTGTGTTGGCGGGCCAAGTAAAGACTTGATCCTGCGTCGAGAACACCGACAGACGTTCGGTCGACCAAGAGTCGATCATTTGGTTCATCGCCGTGAAGGCGTCGTCCGATGTCTCAGGCGAAGGCGTCTCACCTTCGGCCAACTGACCGATGAGGCGCAGCGCCCCGTTGATCAGGTCGCCTGCCGAGACGCCGGCGCCGGATAGCGTGAGGATGGTCATTCCGTAGGCTCCTCGGGCGCCGGCACCTCAGTCCACCGCTGGTGCCAGACACCATTGATCAGTTCAGGCTCAGTATCGCGCAGCGTCATGCCGGGCGACGGACGAGGGCGCGGCGTAGGCAGCACAAAGCGAATGCCAGCGGCTTTCAACGCTTCGACGTTGGTGTTGGGCGGGAAGGTGCCGTCAGGCTTGAGCAGAAATTGTTTCATAGGTAGGTCACCACGCGCACGAACCCGTCGCCACCGTCGCCACCTGCCCCGGAGTCAAACGCTCCAGACGCAGCAGCGCCGCCACCGCCACCGCCGCTAGGGTAGCCGCCTTTTCCGCCAGCGCCTGCTACTAAGTCAGTACCGCCTCCAGAACCGCCACCGGAACCGCCGACAAAGTAGTCCAGCAGACCGTCAGCCCCTACGCCGCCGTTGCCGCCAGCGGTTCCAGCAGCACCGCCGCCGCCGGTTGCCGTTGCAGGATCGCCCGAAAAAAATGCGCCGCCTAGCCCACCCGCTGCGCCAGTCGCGGACGCTGTAGATCCGCCACCAAAGCCACTACCACCGCCACCACCACCAGACACATAGCCACCCCTTCCCCCCGGATTTCCATTGGTAGCTGTCCCAGACCCACCGGCACCTGCGTAAAACACAGACCCAGATCGATACTCTGCTAGCCGTTGACGCATTACGCCACCACTGCCGCCGCCTGACGTTCCACCACCGCCGCCACCAAAACTACTGGCGACAGTAAAAGAACCAAACTGAGTGCTTGCGCCTGGGTTACCGTCATTACCATTAGTTTCGTCAACCGTTTGCGCCGCGCCCCCAGCGCCGCCAGCGCCGACAACTATCGTTTCTGTTGCACTTAAAGCACTGGCCGGAACACGAATCTCCATGCGTGAGCCCGCAGCACCGCCGCCGCCACCCCAAGCTGAATTAACAGTAGATGCACTTCTGCGCCGCCCAGACCCACCACCAGAGCCGCCGCTGTACATCAGCACCTCAACGTACCGAGCGCCGAGCGGCTTCGTCCAAGTCGATGTGCCGGCCGTTGTGAACTCTTGGATGTCGACGGCGCCCTGCGAGGGTGTCGGGTCGTTCAACGTGATGCCGGTGATAGTCTTGCTGGTGTAGCCAGCAGCGGTGATGACGGCGCTGTAGATGCCGTTGGCTGCGTAGAAGATCCAGCCGCCGGAAGCGTTCGTCGTGATGGGGTTTGACTGAAGCGTCAGCCCATCATCGGAATAGATTGTTGCGAGCGCGCCTAGCGAGTCATAGACGTAGACCAGCGCGCCGCTGATCGGGTTGTTGCCGCTGTCTGTGACAATGTCATAGTAGCTCTGCATGAGCGGTGTCCTTCCGACGCCGCCGCGCAGGCGCGGCTAGCTCGTTGGTCGAAGGCGCCTCGGCCTCGTCCGGATCATACCGCACCCAGCCATTCTTTTCATCCTGTTCGGCCTCCAGCTCCATCGTAGCGACTTTTTCGCCGTGGTTGGGGTGCCGCAGGTAAATTATTGCCATGTGTATGCAGCGGGGGCCGAAGCCCCCGCTGTCCATCAGTTGCCGGCCATAACGACCCAATTCGTGCCATCTTCGCAAACCAGCGTTGCCCAAGCACCCGCTGACGCGGCCAAAATGGCCGTGGCAGCAGTGTTTGAGGTACGCGGCTTGACGTTAGACGACGCGGAAATGACCGTGTAAGTGCCCGACAAGTTTTTGAGGTAGACGGTCCGTCCGATGTAAGCAGCCCCGCTGGGCAACGTCACAGTGACGTTGGCAGCGGAGCCGTTACAGATGACGTAGTTTTCATCTTCGCCCAGCGTAAAGCTGGCGGTCTTGGTGACCGGAGCGTTGAGGTAAAACGACGTCAGCGCCGGATCGGAGTACGCCACGCCAACAGATTTAGTATTCGGCATGACGTAGCTCCTTTAGGCAATCTTGTAGACCGTGTACGCACCCTCTGCGGTCTTGCGGAACCGAAACGCTGCGCTTGAGGTGATGGCTACCACAACAAAGGCGTTGCCGCCATCTGTGATGCCAGTCGCCGTAGCTAACGTGACGGTGCCGCTTGACGTACCGATGTTGACCAAGTTCAGATCAAACGTACTGCCAACAGTAGCGTTGGGCAGTGCCGTATCAATCAGAGCAGCGGTCGGCAGCGTGTAGGTTGCAGCAGAAGTGGAAGGGTTGGCTACCAGCATACCGCCCAAAATCTGGGCGGCGGTCAGGGTCGCCGTGGAAGTTGCGGTTTGCGGTGTGTCCGCATAGCCCATCGTGGTTTCTGCACGATTGCCAGCGCCGACCTGATAGCCGCCTGCACCATTAGAAAGAGCCATGATTTGTTCCTTTACAGAAAGGGTTTAACCCCACATACGGCAAGCGAGTTGCGGACGAATGACCGAGTAGCCGTAGAGGACGTCAATACGGCAGGGCATCCTGTCGTTGTTGATGTCGTACTGGCGCACGATCCGCATGGAGATCCCGTTGTGAACTTGGCGGCTCGCCATGTCCACGCCCTGCGGCATCACAAGGTCAGCGGTTGCAAACGCGATTGCGTCTTTGTGATAGAGCAGGTTCTGCGGGTACTGGGTGCTGGCGCTGCCCAAGAAGGTGACAGTTGCAGTTGCCTGCGGGAACGAGTCCACGGTTGCCAGAGCCTGACCGGAGGTGTAGATCGCCGGGCTGACGCTGACCGTGTACGCACCCGCCACCGCAACAGCATCGGCGGTCGCTACGAACTGCTGAAGAGCACCAGTCGACTCACGGGTTTGCGGATTGACCGCATAGACGTTCGCAACGGTGAACACGTCACCTTTTTTGATGGTCTGCGTGCCGGTGCCGGTGATTGCGATGGTCGTCGCGCCCTGCGTGCTGACGGTGGAGGTCACCGTGTGCGCGCCAGTACGGGTGCCGGTCGTGTGCTGCTTGATCGACTGCGACATTGCCATCTCGTCGTAACCCAGAATGCCTTCGCCCATCAGGCCCGACTTAAACTGACGGCTGATGGTCGACACCGGGTTGAACAAGCCCTTCATGCCCTCAACCAGACCGGCGTTGGCAGCCGGGTTAACGGTGGCGTAGCGCGGGCTCATTGGCGCGGCGGCCTCGTTCAGCTTCTGCTGACCTTGGAGCAGCACCAGGCTGGTCGACGGAACGGTGCCAGGCGTGCCAACCGAGGCAAAAATGCCTTGGTAGGAGTTCGCCACATCGGCGTCGATGCTGGAGGCCAACTGACTGACCCGAGGCTTCAACACACGCTCGGCGAAGTCGTCGAGCTGCATGGTGAGTTCAGCAGTCGTGAAGTTGATGCCGATGTGCTTCTGGCTAGAGACGGTGAGCGTGGTGAACTGCTCATTGTCGTCCTGCACTTGCAGCGCAGCACCATCGGTCACCAGCGCGCGGTCCGGCAGACGGATACGAAGGGTCGTACCAATCTTGGCGCCTTCCTGCGCGAACGAGTCGTCATATTGACGATTCACGTTTCGAGTGATCACTAGGTTGTTTTCGAGGATTTCGAGAGCCTTCCTCGTGATCATGTCAATCGTAAGAATGTTATTTGCCATGATGGCTCCTTAAACTTGCTGTTGGGCTTGCCACTTGCGGATCTGCCGTTGGCGCTCCGCTTCGATCCACGCAGTAGCATCCATCGCTTTGACCGAGCGAGGATCCGTGGTGTCGTAAGCGGGCGTTCCAGCCGTTCGCGCTGTGACAGGCGTGATGGGCGCCGGGGCGCTCGATTGCTTCCTGACCGGCATTGGACTGCTGGCGAGTTTCGCCTCAATCTTGCCGATCTCCTTGGCCTGCAAAATCGGGCTCAAGCGGGAGATGCGATCAGCTTCCTTTGGATGACTGCCTAAATAATAGGCAAGGTCAGGTCCAGCGTCAGAAGCCTGAATCGTTTGCGCCATCACGGTGGTGATTCGCAGGTTCGGGTTGTAGGCGACCGTTTCAAAGTCGTCGTACTTGTCCCGCGCTTGCTCTTCCCGTTCCGCATACGTCTCCAGCAGCTCGGCCTGTTGGCGCGCCATGTCCCTTTGCTGGAGAAGCTGTTGAGCCTTCTGTTCGGCCAGCGCTTGCGCGTAGGCTTCAACCGACTCAAACTGTTCTGCCGGCGGCAGTTCCTTGGGCGTCTCGGACGTTTGCTGCTGGGGGCGCTGTTGGCGCTCCCACTTGCGCTGCTCTCGCGCAAGCCGTTTGGCAACGATGGCGTCAAGCTCTTCTTGAGTGAAGGTCTTGGTCGCTTCCGGCGTTTGTGGTGTTGCTTCAGCGGGTTCAGGTGCCGTAACCTGGAGCTCTGCTGGCGCGGGGGTCTGTTCGACCTGTACCGCTACTTCTTGGTCTGACATGGTTGATTCCGAAGAATCCCTGGTGTAGCGCACCAGTACGCACTGAGGTTAATCGTTTTGCGTGGCGGGTGTCAAGCTGCTTTGCTGCTGAATCTGCTCACGCAGTTTTTGCCAGATCGCAACAGACACTTCCAGCGGCAGTTTGCCCAGGCCCATAGCGATGATGTTGGCTTCTTCAACCGTCACGGTGATGGTGAACTCTTGCATCATGCTGCCCAGGGAAGAGGAGGTTGAATCACAGGTGGGTTGATTTGGTTGTCGATCTGAGCTTGTACCGCAGCCTCAGTCGCGTCTTTGTCCACGCCATTCGCCCAAATCCAGCCCAGCACTTGATCCTGCGTCAGATCAGCGTAGGGGGTGAAGTTTGCCGGGTCAGCAGGGGGCAGTGAGCAGGTGGAGTACACGCTTGCGCTGTAGCTGTCCTGTGTGCCGTTGCAGCGCCAGCCCACGGTGATCACCGCTTCGGCGGGATCAGCAGAGGTCGGTGTGGTGTTCATCCATTCGATTTTCCAGACGGGGGTCATTATTTACTCCTCAATGAATTCGTGAACCGCGTCAAGACCGAAATGGTCGTTAACGAATTTCAGCAGACGCTCGACATCAATCCGCAGGACTTTTCCTGTCGGGGTGTGCTTGGAATGGAAAATCCATTCGTTCGTTTCAGTATCGTGCGGAGATAGCAGCGTGGCGTTACCGGCTGCATCCATAACTCTTGCTTCACCTGCGGTTGAATAAAAGGATACCCCGTTTGCCAGAGTGCCAACAGGAGCCGTGCCGTCGAAGATGTCAACTCGGTTTGTTCCTGCCGTTGTCGCACGGGCAGCCGTGCCACCGACTTGGACGCTGCCGCCAGACGATGTTTGAAAGTCCCCACCGCTGGTGATACGGGCGCGTTCGGTGGAGCCCGTTCCAGTTCTAAAAAGGATAGTGCCACTTGCCGTTCCATTGGCATCAATGTTTATTTGGTCAACAGTAGTTGTGTAGATGCGACCAGAATTTGCATTTCCTGCGCGGAGCGTGATGATTGAACCGCTGGTTCCGTTGAGCGTAAACCCTCCGTAGTTTGAATCGTTTTGAGGACTTGTAGTCCCCACCCCCAAATTCCCACT